GCAATAGAAGTTATATCCATATTTAAATCAGGTGATTCGGATGAAGAGGATTGTGTTACCTCGTCAGCCTGTATATAACTACCCTCACCAAAAGAACTTCCTATGAAAATATTAGTGAAAGTTGAAACAACACTAGCAGATATACTTGATGAATAATCATTCCATTGAGTTTGAACACCATTTTTATTCTTTCTATAATCCCAACTCACACCATCAGTTGTTTTTGGTGTATCACCTTCTTTACCAACACCTTCATCCCACGATTGACTTACTGGATAAGCAGCAATAGTATAGGTTTCACTCAACCCACTTGTTCCCTTGGTTTCCCAAAGTCTTAAATTAGTTTTGTAATCAGCAGTGGTAGATAAAACCGATGAACTAATATAATTTTCTATTTCATCCGCATCAAACTGAACCAATACTCTTGTATTATAACTGAAGTCTTTATTAAAAAATACTTTCTTTAATTCAAGTATCTCATCTTGTCCTGTATTCTTATCCGTGTAATCCTCACCAGTAATTGAATCAGAACCGCTATTAATAAAAGCATCTTTAGTTGTAAAAAAATATCTATGCATTATATTACCTTCCCATATATATCTCTATTAGGATTTCTTAATTCAAATACAGATGGGGTTACTGATGGTCGGTATATCCCATCAACAAGTGAGTTATCAAACTCATATTGAAATCCATAACCACTTTCGCCTCCACTTGCGGTATCACCATCTGCTTGATAGTAAGCCATATTTCTACCTATCCCAAAATCATTTCCGTTTTGAAAAAGTTTTAATTCTTTAATTCCCATCACACCCTCTAATCCTAATATATTATATTGTAAATCATTCATATTAATTGATTGTCTGAATTGCATTCTTTCTACTTTAAAGAAATTCTTTATGGTATTGATGACTTGTATTTTTACATCAGTTGGATTAACTCTTCTGTCTGAATTTACCTCAAACTTAACTCCAAAGTTAATATTATATCCAGAAAATAAAGTATCACTTAAAGTAAATCCAAAATCTAAATGGTCATTTATCATTCTGTATTGATTCAAATAAGTCATTATATTTCTTAATGCTAATTCAGGAGTTTGAACTAATTGTTTATTTTGATTATACGATAATGTACTTACAAATAATCCACCACTATCATCAACTCTTTCTACATAACATTTAGCAATATTACCAAACTTAGCCGGAAGATTTAATATTCTGGCTTGATAGTCTTGACGAGTAACACATCTATTCTGTGAAGCAAAAAACGATTTAGCATTGTGTCGAATTTCTTCAACGGTTTGACCATCAGTTCCACCAGTTGCGGCTTCATCATTCGTTACGGTTATTCCCGTAGTACCATCGGCTATAGTGGTTAATTCACCAACTTGGGCATTTGAGTCAGGTCCACCACCTACTCTATACTTGACAGTTAAAATTGTATTTGCTGGAGTCTCACCCATATTTAAATTATTCGTTCCAAAATCACTTATAGGAGCATTGATTGAAGTGAATGATTGCCCGTTTAATGTCAATCCAGCTTGTTCCATTGTGGTAAATATACTTGAATTAGAAGAACCCGTTACGTTGTATTTGTATAATCCATTACCAAACATTAATTTAGTCGAATTAGTATCCACGTCAAAATTAGTCACAAACTTTTTATTTGTATTGATATAATCCAACGTATAGGGAATTGATATTAATGAAGTAGCCGTTATATCCCCTTGATCATAGCCGGTAGCTCTGTCATCATCATCCGTATAATATGTTTCCTTTAAGATTCTTTCTTGTGAAAGGTAATCAACCTCATACCATTTTTCTCCTGATGAATCTGTACAATTTAATATTTCAATCACATTATCTTCATTTAAATTTAATTCTAAAAATTTAGTAGGACTTGTAATGGTAAATGATTTTGTTTTAGTTTGAGCAGATATTGCTTGCACGTATCTGGTTAAAGTATAACCAGATGCTAAGCTGTCTGTACCTATAATTGGAGCACTTATTGCTGGCGTATCAGGCGAACCTGATATACTAAAGTCGATTTCACCTACAGTTTCAAATAATAATTCACTATCTATATTGGATTGAATTTGTAAACCATTTGAAATTTGAGATGGAACATCACTATAATCTGGATTACCACTCCCATCAACCCCAACATCAGCAGTAACTTTTAACTTAACAACAGATGGAGTTTTGTTTGGAGTTTTGTATCCAAGAAATTCGGCCAATCGTCTTACATTTCTTTTTTCAGTTGCCGTTGATAATACATTTTCTTTATAATTGTAATCAACATAATAAGATAATACATCACCTACGTAACTACTTAATTCAATTAACATCATACCAGGAGATGTTTCATTAAAGTCTTTATAAGTATCGGGAAAGTAAGACTTCGTGTATTCGATTAAATCAGCTTTAATCGTAGAAAAATCTTTACTCGTGTAATTGATATTCGTTGGTTTAAATTTTTGTTTATCTGAATATGCCATATTTCTTATCCTCCAACACCACCGAGTGTCACATTAACACTTTCTAATGAAGCTGATGCTCTTTTGATACTGAATGTTATGTTTACATTTACTTGATTGTTATCAGTATTGATTTGTATATCTTTTAAATCTACAAAAGGCAACCACCTTTGAAATGTATCAACAATGTTATTTTCAATTTCTATAGTGGTATCTTCTGTTATTTGCTCAAATAATAATCGTTTTAAATTCATCCCCAACGTTGGTTGGAAAACTCTTTCACCTTGTTCGGTTTGTAATAAAAGTTTAATATTATTTTTAATCGAATCCACGGTAGTCTTGGTTGTAGCAAAATACCCATCTTGATTTGGCACACGTGCGAATGGAAAATCAATTCCAACACTAACTCGTGTATCTTGGTCTTCAATGAATTGATTTTTTCTTTTATCAAGTATTGGCATTTTATACCTCTACGGCTCTTTTTAATTGAACTTTACTTTGCATAGATTCTACCTTACCACCACCCAGTGGATTATCAACACCTTGACCTTGATCATCAAGCTTAACGGTAATCATAGGTATAATTGAAGGTGCACCTGGAACTGCAGGTGATGTCATAACAGCCGCCTGAGAAGCATTTAGTTTAGTTACTGTAAATGTTTGAGCCATAACCCATTTTACTATCGCATCAGTTAAACCTTGTGCCAAAACATCAACCTTATCAACAGCGACATCAGAAAAGGTAAAGTTTTCACCAGGATTATCTGGTTGAATATTGCCCACTAAAGCTTCAAATATTTCGTCTTTAAGCCCCATTTTTAAAGTTATCCTTTTCTTCTACTGATTTTAACATCGCGGAATAGTCCTTAGTTAATGCTTCTGCTAAATGATTAGGTAATGCTTCTGTATTGTCCTGTACGGATTGAACTTCTTGTCCACTTCCTTGAACAGTTTTCCAATCATCAGATTGAGCAGTTTCTTCAAGTAAAGAATTCAAAACACTATTTTTTGTTTTGGGAACAGGAACACTTCGTTTGGTTATGGGAACGTTGGAATTGGAACTGACCGAATCATTCATCATGTTTTTTAAACTTGTATCTTGTGCCGTGTGAGTTCTAGCTTTACTTAGATCATTAGTATTACTCTTAACTACTACTTCTTTTAACTCTTTACTAAGCCGACTAAATTTATAATCTAACTCTTCTCTTATTACTTCTCTGATCATTTTCTTAAATATAGATAACTTCATTTTTACTCCTGTGTTGGTTCTGGTCTAACATTCTGCTCTACATAATGGTACTGACTTAAAAATTTTGTATTGGCATTTTCATAAACTCCATTATCATCTTGTCCTCTTGGTTCAGGTTCCTTCAAACTTAATGCATCAATTATCGCTTGTATCCTCAGGAACATTGGTGCTGAATTTTGATCCACTAATGGAATCGGAACTCCTTGTACTAATGCTCTTGACTCCTGCAATATGTTCATAATATCCAATAATAATATTCTCAGCTCATCTCCTAATACCATTGGTTGAGCTTTATTCTTTGCTTCCTTTCCTATATAAATATTCTCTGATTCAATAACTGAGAATCCTTTATTTGTTATTGTTAAATTCTTACCAGCTCCAAAGTTAATATTACGTTTCGCTGAAACCGTAAAATCATTCTCTTGAGCATCAAATGTAATTCTATCAGAAAACATTATTATTTGATCAAGTTCAGTTTGTAGTTCAGGATCTCCTTCTACGGCTCCAAAGTTTATTTGAAATACATTTTCCCCATCAATAGTATTATTACCAGCGTTTATTGGAAAACCAATATAACCAGTTTCTTTTACTACTTTATCTACCGATAATTGATAAGGTATTGTATTTCCCTGCTCATCTACTTCAGTTGATGGGAAATAATCAGGTATTGATCCTAATGATAACATACCTAAAACAGAACCATTGTTTCCACTTGAACTATTATTTCTGAATATACTGTATGGATTTATAAATCTATGACCAAGTTGAATTGAATTACCGTGTCTGCCTTCAAGAGTTAAATCAGACACATTTGATTCTATTTCAGCATCAGAACCAACTTCTCCTATTCCAGTATCATAAGGTCTGTCTAAAATTATATTTTTTATTTTAGTAACTCTGTTGATTGCTCTTTTTATAAAGTTTATATTGTACCCATCACTACTATCTTTTCTATCATCCAACACTACTCTGTTTGGATTTAAATCCGGTCGGTGTAATGTATCAGGACTATAATTTGGATTGTTTAAAGTGTTTATTGGTCCTAAGTAATAAAATTTACTACCTAAGTTCATATAAATTACAGAATCACCACGAGTTATTGAATCAGCAAAACCACGTAACAGGGGTTGAGCCAATACCATTCCCTTTAAAGAATTTGATGGTAAACCAAAACCCAAATGACCACCATAAGTTGGTTTTAAAAGAATACATTGACTTACATCAGATGGCGCACCATATACGGGATAACCAAATGAATTCAAATCACCTGATTCTAATACTACCTTTTCGACATGACCGTGATGGAAAGTAAACTCTGGTCCTAAACTTGTATCTTGATTTACTTGACCAAGAACATTTGATTGTTGGGGATTAATTCTATTAGGCATGATTAAGAATTATACTTTTCTTTTATTTTATTTATATCAATATCATCAGATTTTTTTTGTAATTCAGTAGCTGCATCTTCAAGTGAATTCATCAATTCTTCTTTTTCATCT